GTGTCGCCGTGAGCCTCGCCGGCATCGGCCTCGCCGCGGCCGAGCGGCGCCAGGAGAAGTTCCGCGCGTCGCTCGTCGAGGCGACCCGCGTCGACATGGGCGTCACGCTGCACGTCGTCCGGCAGTCCGCCGACGGCGCGAAGGTGCGCCGGCCGACGCCGGAGAACACGGTCCGCACGCACCACCTCGGCGGCATGGTCCAGATCGGCGGCGTCCCCGAGGGCTGGAACGTGGCGACGATGGGCGAGCCACCGCGCGCGTTCTACTGCGGCCCGTCCGCGCGCCCGGTCGTGTGGATGTGCAGCGAGGCGCAAGAGCCGCTGATCCTGCACGCCGATGGCGCGCCGAAGTGGACGTTGATCCAGGGCAGCGAGGGCGCCGGCAAGTCGGTGACGCTCGTGATGTGGACGGCGCTGCGCGTGCTGGAGCACGTCGGCCGCGACGCCACCGGCGCGATTACCGTTCCGACCGCGCCGCGCTTCCGCGCCGTGAAGAAGGAGGCGCGGCGGCTGTGGCCGGCGACGTGGTACCGCTGGCGCGAACGGGACCGCGCGTTCGCGTTCCACGCCGGGCCGACGGTGCAGGTCGTCTCGGCCGTGCAGCGCAGCGAGGAGTCCGGCTCGCCGCTTCAGGGCGACTCGCTCGACTGGTGCGCGTCCGACGAGCTGCAAGACCACTTCAGCCTCGAGGCCGACATCATGTCGCGCGGTCGCGGATCGGACCGCTACCTGCGCCTCTGCACGTCCACGTCCAAGGACTACAGCGAGTGGCGCGACTACCGCGCGAGCGTCGCCGCGTCGCCGCTGTGGACGTTCGTCCGCATGCTCGGCATGGCGTCGCCGTTCGTCGATCGCTCGTTCTGGCACGAGTACCGCGCGAGCGGCACCATCACCGAGCGCGAGTGGCGCCGCCGCATCCTCGCCGAGGACGTGGGCCCCGAGCGGCAGGTCTACTTCAACTGGCGCCGGACGTTCGACAACGGCAAGCCCGCCAACCTCACGCGCATCCCGGCCGGCGCCGTCGACATCACGCGCGACGTGCTCAAGGCGTGGGGCGGTGCGGCCATCCTCGTCGGCCACGACCCCGGCAAGCGCCAGCACGTCTCGGAGTTCCTGAAGGCGTACCGGCTGCCGGGCCAGAAGGATCCGCTACCGCGCTGGTTCGTCGTCGACGAGGTGACCACGATCGAGTCGACCACGGGCGCACACGTCGGCGCCGTCCGCGATCGGCTGCGCACGCGGTGGGGCTGTAACCTGCTCGACCGCCACGGCAAGCCCGACCCGGACAGCCCGGTGGCGCTGGTCCGCGTCGACCCGCACACGCGCAGCGGCGACGATCACCCCGACGCGAGCGTTTACACGACGTGGCGCGCCGCGGGCCTGATGACGCTCGCCGCGGGCTACCAGCCGGGCACGAGCAAGCCGCAGGTGATCAAGCGCGACGCCCGCATCAACCTCGTGAACACGCTGCTCGCCGCGACCGCCGCTGTCGGCGAGATCCGGCGCCTGTTCGTCGCGCTCGACGAGGCCGGCCATCCGGTCGCGCCGCAGCTCGTGAAGGCGCTGGAGACGATGGAGCGCAACGAGGCCGGCAAGGCCGAGGCCGAGAAGAAGGACGCCGACGACCTGAGCCACTGGCCGGCCGCGCTCGGCTATGCGCTGTGGCAGGTCGAGTCGGGCCGCGTGCACAAGCTGCTCGAGGAGGCCGCATGAGCCTGCTCGACGTGATGAGCCGCGCCCCGGACGGCACGCCGCCGCTCGTGCAGACGGACACGCTGACGTGGCCCGAGCTCGCGCGCTACCTGCGCGAGACGTACTGGGAGAACCAGGACAACAAGACGCGCAAGGCGAACGCCGCGCGCCGCGGGGCCTTCTACGCCGGTGGCGGCGACGAGTGCATGGCCGAGCTGCTGACCGAGGTCATGCAGGACAAGGACACGATCGAGCTGCGCCGGCAGTGGATCCGCCACGCCAAGCACAACAACGTGTTGCGCCGCGCGATCAACGAACTCGCCACGGTCTACAGCGCCCCGGCCGCGCGCACCGTCGACGGCGACGACAACGCGGCGGCCTACGCCGAGATGCAGCGCCGCGTGCGGCAGGACGAGGTGATGCAGCGGGTGAACCGCCTCGGCTACCTACACCGCGCCGTGTTCGTGTACCCGCGCGTGCGCCTGAACGCCGCCGGTCAGCGGGAGCCGGTACTCGAGGTCGTCACGCCCGACCGCTTCGACGCAATCACGCACCCCGCCGACCCGACGATGCTGGTCGCGATCTCGCTCGACCTCGCGACCAAGAGCGTCACCGGCATGCGCCAGCACGCGCGCCTCGTCATCACCGCGACCGAGACGATCGCCGTTGACGACGCGGGCATGTTCGACGAGCGCACGCTCACGCCACACGCCTACGGTCGCATCCCCGGCGTTCTGTACTGCGTCGACGCGCCGTCGGGCGGCCTGTTCGACTCGCGCGCCACGGACGACCTGGAGAGCGCGCACCGCGCGGTGTGGTTCGAGAACATCCTGCTCCTCAAGGAGAGCAAGAGCGCGACGAAGCAGGTCGTGATCAACGGCGACGTGTCGCGCACGGCCCGCGGGCAGATGAGCGACACCGAGGGCGACATGGTGCTGCAAGAGGGCACCACCGCCACGACGCTCGACCGTTCGATGGACCTCGCGATGTTCCGCGCGACAGCGCGCGACATCTACGAGACGGCCGCCGCGAACCACGGCATCCCGCCGAGTCTGCTCGGTCACGCGGGCACGCAGTCCGCCGACGCGCGCGAGCTGATCCGCACGCCCCTCAAGGAGCTGCGCCTCACGCAGCAGGTCGGCCTGCGCGACGTGGAGCGCGACCTCGCGACCGTGCAGGCCGCGGTCTATGCCGGCATTCCGGGGTGCGCGTTCGCCGTCGATGGGTGGTCGATCGACTTCGCCGACCCGCAGACGCCGCTTGGCCAGAAGGAAGCCCTCGACGTGTTCGAGAAGGAGCGCGGCCTCGGCCTGACCTCGACCGAGGCCGAGGTGATGCGACGCAACCCGGACCTGACCAAGGCGCAGGCCCGCACGCTCATCGCGCAGTGGAACGAGGACGAGACGTGGCGGATCGGCCTGATGAAGGACCGCCTTGCCGCGAGCGGTGCGATGGGCGTCAGCCCGAACGCCGCACCCGTCGACTTCATCGCGAACCGCACCGCGCCGAACCCGCCGCCGATGCAAGCGGCCTGAGGAGCACGCCATGACCACGACCACGACCAACCTCGCCATCGTCTCGGCCACCGTCCACCCCGCGGGCAACGGCGCCGAGCAGATCACGCTCGTGCTGCGCGGCACGCTCGACAGCGCCGTCACGCCGGCCGGTCGCGGGACCACGATGCAGCCGAAGTCGGATGTGACCTCGCAGTACGTCCCGACCGGCTACGTCGGCAACGCGGTCGTCCTGACCACGGACGACGCCGATGACACCTTCGTCAGTCTCGTCGGCTGACCGCCTCGCTTCGCCACGCAACGGCCCCGCCGCGGCCTCAACAGCGGTGACCCGGGACGGCGCCCCGCACTGCGCTGGAGCAACGCACCACCATGGCCGACACCGACAACGCACCCGACCCGACCGCACCCGCGTCCCCGCCGGAGCCCGCCGCCCCGGCCGCGCCTCCTCCTGCACCCGCGCCGGCTCCGCTCACCGCCGAGCAGATCCGCGCGCTGGTCGCCGAGGAGGCGCGCAAGGCGTATGACGCAGGCGCCGCCGCGGCTCGACGTGCCGAGAAGGCCAAGGCCCCGCCGACGCCGGCCGCGTCAAAGGAGGCGACGAGCCCGCCTGCCGCACCCGGCGATGATGCCGAGTTCGGTGAGGCGCTGGCCGACGCTCTCGGGGAGTTCGACCTCGACAAGGACCAGCGACGCGAGATCCGCGCCGCGGCCCGTCGCGAGCGTCCCGAGGATGTCGACGGCTTCGTCGCCCGGTGGGCTCGCATGTTCGGCAAGGGCGCTCGCTCGGCCGGCACGCCCGCCGCTCCAGGCAATCCCGCCGCCGCGCCCCCGAACCCCGCGAAGCCGATGACCCAGCCCCCGGCCGTGCCGCCGCCCGCCCCGCCCGCCGCCGACGTGACCCCGGACAACCCGCTACGGGCGCTGTCCGAGGCCGAGCAGCGCGACGCGTGGCAGGCGTACGTGCGGCGCAAGGGCGCCGTCTCGGGCAACCCGTACGACCCGCGCAACCGCGGGGCGTGGCGGGAGATGCGCAACAAGTTCGAGGGCGCGCTGGCCAACGCGACGGTCCACATCGGCCGTCGATGAGGTAGTCCCATGGCATCCACCACCACGTCGTCTCTGGACGACACCGTCTACAGCTACGCGATCGAGCCGGCGTATCTCGACTACGCCCACGACTGGGTCGTCGCGACCCCGATGTTCCGCTACTTCAGCCTGATCGGGCAGAAGTCCAACGTGCTCCAGGTGCCGCGCCTCGCGTCCAACATGGGCACGGTCGGCGCGAACGGCTCGGGCGTCGACACCGAGTTCGACGCCACCGAGGGCACCGACCTGACCGCCACCGAGGTCACGTCGACCAACGTGCAGTTCACCGCGGCCGAGTACGGCTTCATGGTCGCGCTCACCGACAACCTCGACGAGGACTCGGTGCGCGGCATGGACATCGCGATGCACACCAGCAACGCGGCGCGCATCATCACGACCGCCGTCGAGGACTCGGGCCTCGCGCTGGTCGCCGGCCTGTCCAACTCGGTCGGCTCCTCGGGCGTCGACCTGACGATCGCGCAGGCGATCAACGCGGCCGACGGCATCCGTGAGCGTGGGTACCGTGCGCCGAACGGCGTGACCTACGTGCTCGACGACCAGCAGTACAACGACCTGCGCGACGCGTGCATCGCGACCGGCTCCTCGTGGGCCGTGTTCCCGGGCACCGCGGACCGCATGCTCGACATCACGAAGGACGGCATCAACGGCCTCGGCAACGGGCGCGTGATGACCTTCCGCGGCTTCGACGTGTACGCGACCGGCCTGACCGACACCGCCAACGCGGGCGCGGACGTGGTGGGCGCGTGCTTCACCCACACCGGGCCGGGCAACGACCCGATGGCGACGTTCGCCATCGTGGATAAGCGCCCGTTCCGCGTCGAGCCGCAGCGCGACGCCTCGCTGCGCGCGACCGAGCTGGTGTTCACCCGCCGCGTCGCGGTCGGCGAGGCCACCGACGGCAGCGGCACGAAGATCGTCACCGACGCCTGATCGGCGCGAAGGAGCCATCGACCATGTACGCCCAGGATCCCAAGAACAGCGACCGCCTGCTGGCGGTCAACGACGACGGCAGCGCCACCGGCAAGTACCTCGCGGTGGACCCGAGCGGCCACCTCTGCGCCGTCGAGCTCGCGTCGAAGCTCAAGGACGGCTGGCGCCTCGCGACGGCCAAGGACTGCGCCGCCGCGATCGCCGCCGAGAAGGCGCGCGTCACGCCGCCCGTGAAGGCGCCGGCCAAGACCGCCTGAACCCAAGGACTCGCCCATGGCCCTGACCACGCACAACGCCCAGCCGATCGCCAACCTCGCCACATGGAGCCCGCCGCAGCGGCGCCGGGATGACGGCGACGGCGGCGTCATCATCGAGAAGCTGCCGCCGCAGCCGAGCCTGCTCATGGTCGACCTGGCAGGCAACGAGTGCGCGGTGCCGCTCTCCAACGGCATCGCGAACCGCTCGCCGGATGACCCGTACCGTCGCCAGAAGCTCCAGGAGAAGCAGGCGGACGGCTGGGTGCGCGTGGATCAGTGCCCGCTCGGGGTCAACGAGTCCATCCCCCATCTGCCGAAGGTCGTCCGCTACGAGGCGGGCGCCGACGGCAAGCCCGACGAGGACCGCCCGAAGTACCCGTGCACGCGCGGCGCGAACGGCGGCCCGATCAGCCTGAAGAACCCGTGCAAGTGCATCGCCGCCCTGACCAAGGTGCGGCGTGAGCGCAACGCGGTGAAGGACGCGGCGCAGGAGGAGCGGATCGGTCGCGTCGCGAAGATGCAGGAGCGCACTGCGCAGGCCAACCAGGACGCCGCCGTGGGCCTCGCCGAGGCGGCCAAGGCGCTCGCCGCCGTCGCGTCGTCGCGCAAGGGCGGCAAGGAGCCCGGGTGAGCGACGCCCTCGCGCGGCGGGACTGGCACGTTGCCGCGGCGGCGCGTCGGTTCCTCGCGGTCGGCGCTCCCGTACCGACCGAGGCGCTGCAACGCCAGGCCGCCGACGATCTGCGCCTGCTCGACGCGGCCCGCGCGGCCGGTGCCCTGCGCGTGCGCAAGGAGCAGAAGGCCGCCAAGCGCGCGCCGACCGCCTCGAGCGCGGCGCAGACGATGGCCGCGCAGGCTGGTGGCCGCGCCGAGGTCCGCGCCATCCAGCCCGCCCGTCGCGTCGAGGAGGTGCTGACCGGCGTCGAGGCCGAGAAGGTCCGCGCTGCACAGAAGCGCGTGGCCCTGATCTGCGAGCGGTCCCACCGGATCCGCAACGGGCAGGACATGGAGGCGGGCGACCTCTACAAGTCGCTCACCGTCGACCTGCGCGAGGAGTGCTTCAACCACGGCGCGCGCCTCGGCAAGTACGCCGGCAAGAGCGACATCGACGCCGACCGCATCTACCGCGCCGCGATCTACGCGATCTGCGATCGGTCGAACGCCGTCATCCGCCCCGGGTGGTGGGTGAAGTGACGCAAGAACTCCTGCTCGGCGTCACGTCGCAGGTGCTCGTCATCGAGTCACCGCGACCGCTCGCGTCGGTGCCGTCCGTCAAGCTGTACGAGCTCGACGCCGACGACACCAGCGCCGAGGAGTCCGCCGTCTCGGGCGCCGCGACCGTCGACACCGCGTCGACGACCACGAGCGCCGCGGCGGGCGCCGATCATGACGACCCGACGTTGGTCCCGGTCGCCTCGGCGTCAGGCTTCGTCATCGACCGCCGTTACAGCATCACCGGCGACGGCGCCGCCGAGGTGTTCGACCTCGTCCGCGTCGACGGCACGAACCTGTACGCCCGGCACCCGCTCGTCAACAGCTACGCGACCGGCGCGACCGTCAAGGGCAACCTGCGCGCGACGATCGCTGTGGACGACGCGTGGGCGGCCGACAGCGACAACCTATCGCGCAACGACAACCCGAACGCTCGCTACCGCTACCGCGCCGCCGTGACCTACGCGACCGACGTGGAGGGGTCCGCGGCGGCCTCCGATGTGCTGTACGGCAACGTCGACCTCGTGCGCTACGGCTCGGCACCGCTCGTCTCGCCGCTCGACATCGAGGAGGCGCTGCCCGGATGGCTCGACGGCCTCGGGCCGGACGACCGCGTGACGCAGGGCCGCCGCCTCATCGCCGAGGCCGCCGACCTCGTGCGCGACGACCTCGCCGGCAAGGGGATCGCAGTCCGCTCGCTCCGCTCGGCCGAGGTGCACCGGCGCCTCGTCGTCGCCCGCGCCGTGTACCACCGCATCGAGACGAACGCGATCCGCGGCGGCGCATCGCCCGATCAGGTCGAGATCGCGAAGCTCGCCTACGACCGCCAGATCGCGGCGCTCGTGCAGGCGCCGGTGCTCGCGCAGGACAAGAGCGGCGGCGGCGCGGCCACCACCATCACGGGGCGGTCCATGCCGCTGACCCGCCGATGAGCACCACCACCCCCGCCGCCATCCGCGACCTGCTCGCCTCGCGCGTCGCCGCCCTTGTGCCCGGCACGCTCGCCGCGAACCGCTTCCTCGAGCACCGATACGAGCTGCCCTTCGCCGAGTGGGCCGCCGCCAACCCGGGCGGCGCGTTCCGCCGGTTCGCCGTCACCGAGGCCGACGAGATCGAGCCGCCCGACGTGACGGACGGCCTGACCGAGGCCGTGTTCCAGGACTTCACGATCGAGGTCGCGTATCCCGTCGACCACCGCGCCGGCTCGCAGCAGCGCACGTCGCTCGCGAACCTGCTCTCGGCCGACCGCGCGCAGATCGCCAAGACGGTCGGGACGAACGGCTTTGCGACCTACGCCGCGCAGGTGCCGCCGTGCGCTGTGATCACCACGACCGAGACGCGCAGCGACCTCGGGCCGGTGTGGCTCGGCATCGTCCGCCTGCGCGTCCGCTACTTCCGCGACGCCACGCCCTGAAGGAGCCCGACCGATGACCGC